CCACGTTGCCGGTTTCGCCGTTGACGCTTGCGACACCAGCAATTGAGCTGATGCCTTCGACCCAGGCACTGCCGCTCCACACCCGCCACTTGTTGAGCGCTGTGTCGTAGTAGGTGGCACCCGCCAACAGCGCGGCACCCTGGTTGTCCAATGTGGGCGGGGTGGTTTTGTTTCCCAGGTTGAACTTTGCGGCTCGCAGGTAAGCAGGCTTCTCGGCCAGGACAAAGGCCGCAGCAATCTCGGCGTTAACTTCTGAGGCTGCTGCGTTATCTCTAAGGGCGGTCGTCTCGTCTCGCGTGTCCAAAGCCTGGGCAGCACTGGCAGCAGCCGCGTTCTTGGCCGTCTCCACATCCACCACGTTGACCATCAACTGCAATCGAGCCGTTGCGATGTCGCTCGCCAGCACGCCCGAGGTGTGCTGCACCAGAACCGCGTAGATGTCCTTGGTGATCGAGTCGCGCAGCACCTCGTTCCTGAAGTAGAGCTGGCCCGTAGACCAGTCACCCCGAAACCTGCCGGTGGGAAATGCCAGCACATTGCCTGCGGCATCAAAGCCCAGCGTGAGGTTGGCGCGTTGCCCAGCGGTCAGGGCCAGGGTCTGGTCAGCCGTGCCTGCGGGCAGTTTCAAGGCCCGGTTCACATCGGTGTCCAGCACGCCCAGGCCCGTGGTCAGCTCGTCCAGCGCTCGGTTCACATCCTCGGCGCGTGCGGTATCGAAGCGCAAGAAGCGCTTGAGGCTGACCGGCCAATTAAAGTAGCGGGACATTTTTGGTGTTCTCCTATCGGGCCAAGCCCAAGACGGCGTACTGCAACAGCAAGCCTTGCAAGGTGAAGGGAAGGTCGGTGGCCGACTCATGGAACAGCAGCAGGCCCATGTTCTTGCCCACGCCGTCGATGTTGGCCTCCGTCTGGGTGATGACGGGGAGCGACCAGAAGAAGGCGTCCCAGCCCTGCACGCCCCACTGCCCGCCAATGCCTTGGGCGGCAGAGCCTTGGGTGAGGGTGGTGTCGTAGGTGCCGTCTGCGTAGTTGAACTGCTGGCGAAAGTTGATCGTCACCCGCCCCGGCGCGTCCAGCTCCAGCTCCAGCTTCCTGAAGCGCTTCTTGTTGGCCGGGCTCTTGAGCTGGTTGAAGTGCAGGCGCAGCACCGAGCTGATCGGCTCGCCATCAAAGGAGGTGCCCACGTCCTCACGCATCACAAAGCCATCCTCGGTGCCAAAGAACAGGCCCTCTTGGCCGCTGGGCATGTCGCCCGCGCCCACGCACGCCACCCGGTGCGCGTACTGCCAGCGCGAGAATGAGATGTCGCTGGGCTTGATGACCGCCTCGGGCGAGAGAATGGCCGCTGCCAGCACCGTGTCGCCCGCGTAGAGCCGGTACTGAAACTTGGTCCGGGCGATGCGAGAGGCGCTCACCAGTGGGGTCAGCCCGTCCAGCAAGGGCTTCACGTCCCGAGAAAAGATCGAGGGCTCAAAGTCGCCAAATGACTGCGTGGCCTGCAAGCTGGTCAGGCCCCGGTCGTCCAGAAAAATGGCGTTGCCACCCGACTCCTGCACCGTGCCTGGGCGTGCGCCCGCGCTTTGCGAGTACGACTCCAGTTGCCAGTTGAGGCTGGACGATCCGCTCAGAATGTTGATGCGGTTGGAGCAAAAAATACCCAGCGTTGCGCCCTTCATGCTGGTCATGCCGGTGATCGTGTCACCCAGCCCGAACAGGCCAGCGGTGGTTGTGTAGAGCAGCGGGTTGCCCAGGTTTGAGGTCTGCAACTGGCCCGAGGGGTAGGCCAAGAACAGGTGGTCCTTGTGGGCGTTGACGAGGTAGGGCTTGTCCGAGAAGTCGGCCAGCCCGATCTCCCAATCGGCGAACGTGCCCGCGCCCACCACCGAGGTGATGTTCACGGACAGCGTGGGCTGGGTGAAAGCTGTGACCGTGCCCACCATGCGGTTGGCCGCGTTGGCGAGGCTGTAGACGATAAGAGTCTGGCCCACCGCGAACGTGCGCGCAGGCTGCGCCACCGTGAACGCCCGGCTTCCCGTGCCGATCAGGGTGCTGCTGACGCTGGTGGCCTGGGTCGAGAAGATCGGTGCAATCGAGCTGAAAACCGCCCCGTCCAGGCGAAACGGCACATTGCGCCCATCGCAGCCGTACAGCGCCACCGTCTTGGCAGAACCGGTGAAGTTCGCCACATCAAAGTCAAACTTGCCACCGGGCAACAGGCCCGAACGAATAGATTGCCAGCCGGCAGCGGTGGCCTTGAAGATCGTGCCCGATGTGCCATCCAAGGTGTCTCGCACAGCGTACACCTCGCCCAAGTACACCGCCACACCGCGCACCGGCCCGCCCCCAGGCACAGCGGTGATGTTGGTGCGCCTCGCTTGCTGCGCCAAGGCCAAGAGCGCATCGGCCCCCACCTCGCCGCTAGATCCAAGGCGGGTTGGCCCGTCTGCGGTGGCTACTGTCACGCCCGCTACTTTGATGGCCTCGTTGTCGGCAAACGCACCCGTGTTGACCGCCAGCACCAAGATGCTGCCCACGACCGCAAGCACCTGGGCATTGGCCGTGGTGCCGGTCACGGTCTGGCCCACAGCAATGGGGGTCACCACCGTCTTGATGTTCTGGATGCTGTAGATGGCCCGGTGCGGCTCGGGCCTGCCATCAAAGCGCTCATAGCCGTCGATGCGCTTGTAGCCCTGCTTGCCGAACACCTGCTCGAAGTTCAAGCACTCCGACATTCGGCCCGGGCGCACGTTGAGCGCACCGCTAACCAAGTCCAGGCCACCGGAGAGCGGGGTGTAATCGACCAACGTGCTCAAGCCAGCGCCCCAGCCATCTGGATGGTAGGCAGCTCCGAGAGCCACATCTTGCGCAGGATGATTTGATACTGCTGGTTGGCCGCACCGTAGAGCGCGGTGTTCTCGTCATGGGCGCACCAGTACATGACGGCCCGCCACACAATCGCCATGTGGTAGCGAGCGGGCATCACCGGGATGTCCAAGTTGTCCACCAGCGTGTCCGGGTTCTTGATGTACTCGATCACCGCTGTCAGCCCATCTTGTGGCTCGGGGTGAAACTGAATTGTGGTGTCGGGGCGCATGGCGCAGTACACCGGAACACCCTGAATACCCACTTGAGCCATGTCGCGCATTTCGGCCCACGACACATGGCAAAGCCAGTGCTTGCTGCGCGGGCCGTCCTGGGTGCGGTACACGTAGATCGGGTCTGTCGCCAGCTCGCGGAAGTCCAGACCCCAATCGTTGACCGGTGCATAGACCGCCACACCAGCGGTCAATGCCTGGGTGTGCTCGGCCCAGTTGTAGCGCCACGGCTGGAGGCTCTGAACCTCCTCGTAGGCGGTTTGCACCCAGGCCACCAGCTTGGCGCTCATGCCGACTTGGCTTTGCACCGCCGCAGGCCCGTCACCCGAGATGCCGCATTCTTGGCGCACCCGCTTGGCGATCTCCAAAAAGTTCATGGCAGCTCCAGTTTTGTTGACGAATTATCCCTTACGGTTGACTCAAAAGCCAGCGTTTATGCCGCCTTGAGCTGCTGGCGCAACCAGTCCCGACCTTTGGGGTTGTCGTCTCGCGTGACCGAGAAGGGGAAGCGCAGTGCGCTGTGCTTGTCGATGCGGTTCACGACCGTGTCCCCATTGATCTGGGTGCTGGTGCGCAACGAGGTCTGACGCGCATCGGCCAAGATGTTCACGAACTTGCGCTTGACCGTCTGGCGCTGGCCCCGGATGAAACGCTGGGCAATGCCCTGGCAGTAGACATCGACGATGGGCTGGGCGTTGTCGTCCGTGGACTCATGAACCTCGACCTCGATCTTCTCTTCCATGAAGGCCAGCTCTGCGGCGTAGCCATCAAGCTGGATGTTCTGGACGATCTCGATGTCATCTTCGTGCATGGCCGAGCGGTCAAGCAGGCCCTCGGCGGGCATGTCGATGTGGGTGTGCTGGCCGACATCCATCTCATCGGTGTCGAGTCGGTTGGGAATACCTCGGGGCATATGTTCTCCTTTGTGGGTTGGTAAAAAAGGGCAGACCCGCAGGCCCGCCCCTCTCTCATTCATCAGGCCAAGTTGGGGGTGCCAACGAGCAAGCGAGCGCCAAAGCCGTCGTTCAGCACGCGAGATGCCATGTAGGTCTTGGCACCGATGAAGCCGCGCTGGCCGAGTGGGTCGTTCTTGTCCTTCTCGCCTGGGGCGATATAGGTCACGTCAACCGAATCCATGCCGCGCAGGGCCACCTGACCCCACACGTCCTCGCCCACCACGATCACGGGGTAGACGTCGATGTTGGTGCCACCGGTCGAGAACAGACCGGTGGAGCCCACAACGGCACCCGTGTTGATGTTGGCCGCGAGTTCGGGCGAGAGCACGAAACGGAACGACTCAGCCGAGCCGATCTCCTGCTCATGCACCAGCTTGCGCTGGCCGTAGTCGGCGATGTGCTTGAAGCCGGGCAGCTCGCGGATTGCAGGCTCCAAGTCGGTCGAGCAAAACACCAGATAGCTGGCCTCGACCGCCTTGGTGCCCATGTTCGGCGAGGAACTTAGGATGGTGGTCACCATCTTGGAGTGGTTCGCCTTCAGGCTTCGGGTGATGCGGCGCAGCAAGTTGATCGACAGCGTGCCGTTCACGGTGCTCACGCTGTTGCCAGTGCCGCCGTAGAACACATTGGTCATGCCCTTGAGCGTGCCGTATCGCACCATCTCGCGCAGCAAGCCCACGCGCTCACCGGTCTGCTTTTTCATCTCAGCCGGGATGTCGTCCTCGTACAGATCGGCGGTCTTGTCGGTCACCGCGTACAAGCAGGCGTACTGCTGGAGCGTGACCGTCACATCCACAGCGGTCAGCGTGTCAGCAGATGGCGTCACGCCCTCGGTGGTGATGTGGTCCGTGGCGTAGCTGTTGACGTTGGCCCCGGTGATCCAGCGGTTGTCCACGCCGCCGTAGGGCACGAAGCGGCGAAACACCACGTTGTCGCCCGAGTTCTTGGGCATCTGCTTTTGCATACCCGTGATGCCCAGCACCTCGACGGGCATGGCGTGGGCGAGGATTTCGCCCTTGAGTTTGTTGACCCGAGCGGGCTGGGTATTAAAGTTTTGAATAGCCATTTTGGATTGCTCCGTAAATCAAAAGGGTTGACTACACGCCACGCACAGATTTCCATCCGGCGAGAAAGGCGTCGTTTTCCGTCTGAGCGGGGGGCGGCTTTTGTCCACCCTTGGGTGTGACAGCAGCTTCCAGCCGGTTCTGACGAACTTGCTTTGCTTGTGCGGCCTGGGTTGCCTGAGATTTCCACGCCTTGAATGTCGAGAGGCTGTTGCCCACCGACAGTGCGTCCCATGAGTCGTCCACGATCTGCAACTCCTCGGGCGACAAAGTGCCCTTCCATTGCGTGAACTGGTTGCTTGAAGGGATCGTTCGCCAGTCCGGGTGCATGACCGACAGCAGCTTGGTCTCGTTCACCTTGCCTGCTGCTTCCAGCCGCTCGGTGACGATCCGCTCCACCGCATCGGAGTCAAAGCTGGAGCCTTGCAGCCCCACCAAATCTTCTCGAAGCGCCTCGGCCAGCTCTGGATATTCGGCTGTCATCCGGTCCAGCTTCGCATCGAACTTCTGCACCTCCTGGCGCGGCTGATTGCGAAGCTGATCGAGCTGCTGCTTGTACGAGCCCAGGGTGCCAAAGACTTTCGCCTCGCGCTCCTTGAGCTTGTCAACCTCGCTGACCTTCTCCAGCAAGGCCAGCACCTCGGCCTCGGTGTACCTGCCAAACAGCTTCGCGACTTCAGGCACTGGTGCGGCCTCAGTTCCTTGTGCGGAATCAAAGCCCTCCAGAAATGCTGCGTCGTCTTGCGGCGCGGCTTCCTGTTCTGCGGTCTGTTCGGCGGGCGCAATCTGCTCTTGCTGCACCTCTGGCACTGCCCCTGGCGCTACTTGCTCTTCCTCTAAGCTCATGGTCTTTCCTCAGTTTCCCAATCCACCGTGGGATAGGTGTCAATTGCCTCGGCCTTGTCGGTCGGGGCACCATTACCCGGCTCTCCAGAGAGGGCCAGGAATGCTTTGCACTGCGCGATCCTGCCGCGCAGATACGTTGTTTCGTCTGGGCTCAGTGGCCCGTCGTTGCGCCGCCGCAGCGTGTCCAACTGGGTGCGCCAGTGCGCCTGTAGCTTCAGCCACAGGGCGCTGCGTTTGTCGATGGCGTCGAGCTTCATGCGGGGTACGAGTTGCCCGGCTCGGCGCGACCTGGAGGCTCAATCGGTGGCGTGGGCATCAGGTCTGCTGGGGCCTTTACACCGGCCAACTCCTTCACGGAATTGATCTTCATGGCCTCTCGCGCCAGCTCAGACTTCACGCGGTCAAGCGACAATTTTTCACGGTTGGCGTAATCCAGCATTGCCAAGTCACGGCGCAGCTCCAGCTCTGCCATCTTCGCCATGTGCATGGACTCATCGCGTCGGGCGCGAGAATTGACCAGTACGTTGTCGCGGTCGGTATCGATCCGCATCTTCTCCACGCTGGCGGCAACCTCTTGGCCCGAGGTCTGCACGCGGGTCTCGTTGTCCATCTGCGCCTTCTGGAGCGCAGTCTGGGTGGTGAGCTGTGCCTTTTGCATGTCCGCATCGACACGCATCTTGGCGATCTCCAGCGCCGGGTCTTGCGGTGGTGGCTGCTGCTCCATCGCCGCCTTCTTGTCCTCGTCCATCAAGAAGCGCGAGGGGTCCAGGCGCTGAGACTTCAGGGTCTCCATGAACCATTTTTCAGGGTCAATGCCAAAGGCCGGGTTGGTCGCCAGCGCACCCATCTGCATGATCGACTGACTCTGTGCGTCGCGTTCAACCAGAGCGGTTGACCCCCTGGCGTCAATTTGGAAGTCGCCTTTGGCGGCGTCATCGTCGCCGTAGAGCATCAGCCACTCGTAGTAGCGCCGAATGTGCGGCTCGGTCACCTTGTCATCGAACAGCCGGACGATGCGTCTGAGCACCGTACCTGCGTTGTTCTGCATCATCTGCATCCCGCCCACGGTGTCGGGTGCGTTCGTGTTCTGGCCTTGCATCATCGCGGGCAGACCGGTCACGTCCTCGGCCATCTTCATCGCGTACTGAGCGATGTTCATCAGCTCTTGCTGCATCGTCGGGATGTTGAACACCATGAACGCCTGCTGCACCGCGCCTGGGTCCGCGTCCTCGTTGGCCCACCAGAACTTGCGAGGCGTCATCTCCCACTTGCCATCAGCGGGCACGATAGCGCCCTTGCGCGCCACGATCTGAGGCCCGGCAGACAGGCCCGCGTTGTCGTTCATGTTGCGGATCGCACCGGTCAGCATCCGCTGGGGCACGTTGATCTGCATCGCCACCCCCGTTCCGTAGGGCAGGCCGCTCTTGCGCTGCCACGCCATCACGTCATACGGGAACTCGCCCGAGTCCAGCGGGTTGATCGCGGCCTTGATCACCCGGTTGTTGACCATCGTCACGACACAGTGCGCGGTCACGTCGCCCTCCTCTGGCACGTCCACACCAGCGGCTTCCAAGTCTTCGCGGTCGGCGCAGCCGTGGTAGTACCAGACATCGAACACATCGCGGTCAGATGCGCTCACCTTCGACTTGTAGCCCATGCCCTCGCCCTTGGCCCCTGGGCCTTCTTCGAGCGCCCGGTCGATCTGGCTGTCGATGTAGCCGTCCAGCTTCTTCAGCTCGCGCAGGGACTTGGCAGACAGAGAGTCGCGCTCCCACACGCCAGAGCCGTCCTGCACGTTCTCGTTGCAGGCCCCATCGGGGTACAGGTTCCAAGGGCTGATGCAGCGCGACTCGGGGCAGATCGACTCCTCGATCACCAGCCTGACGGTGCCGTTTTCTTGGCTCATCCTGCGGCTCTTGCGCCGGGCAGGTGTTGGCCCTTTCAGGATGCCGGTGCCCAGGCGAGCGCAGTCCTCGATCATCTTCCTGACCTCGGCGTGCCACTGGCACTGGATCAGCCAGTCCTCGATCTGGGTCGTTGCCAGCTCGCAAGCGTCCTTGGCCTGCTGCTCCTCGGCGTCGGCCATCGCCTGCGCCTGCTGGGCTGGGTCGAGTGGTGGTGGCTGCGGTGGCATCCCGGCCATCTCTGGCGGCATCCCAGGCATACCGGGAGGTAGCCCAGTCATCCCCATTGGTTGACCGGGTGGCAAAGCTGTCAGGGGTGCAGGGCCTGCACCCTTGATTCTCATAACAAGTTGCGGCTTGGGCGTAGGGCTCAGACCCCAGGGGGTGTCGTCTGTCGGCAGCAGCATGTCGGACACTCGGGCAGACGCGGCGTCCACATAGGGCCGGGTGATGTTCATCACCACCGTGCTGCGCGTGGCGCTCCTGCTGCGTGCGCTGGTGACCACGCCACCCTCGGGCGAGACAGGCTTTGCCATCTTGCTGTCGCCCCGGCTGGCCTCGTCAATGCCTTGGTACGCATCCTCTGCGGCGTGCCACTCCTCTTCGATGCCGCACTCCCGGCGAGCGGCCACGGCCTCGTCGCGCTTGCGCGCCAGCGAGGTGCCGAACGCCTCCACGCGGTCAATCAGCAACTGATCGCGGTCATCGTCTGGCAGCAACTCGGTGTCATTCATGTCTTGATTGTCCTGTATTTCGTCTGCTTGCGCCAGATTGCATTGGTTTTGGTCATCACTGGATGATGGGACGCTGGTACACGCAGACCAACCCAGGCCGGTCAGCTCGGGCCGCATCACACACCGCGTCGAACGTCGCCCGGTGCGGGGTTGGCGGTCTCTTCAATAGGCACCAGCCCCATAGCTGCCATCACCGCCCACATACAGGCCGATGGTCGTGCCCACAGCGGCGGTGTCGCTTGGGGTCAAGTTCACGAAGCGGGAAGGGATCAGGGTGAGGTCGCTCATAGGTACTCCAGTTGCGGGAAATTATCGCATCGAAGGGTTGACAAGTCACTCACATTGATTGACCTCAAAACCCCATCTCGGCGTCCAGGGGCTCGAATGGCGTGATGCTGTCCACCTTCACCTCGTCCTCATTGGTCATCTGGTCGGCGCAGATCGCCACATACCGGTACACATCGGCCCCGTGGGATGCGTCATCGTGCAGGGGCGACCCAGGCTCCTCGGTGCGGCTGTTGATCGACCGCCTGTAGCGCTTGAGCGCGTCGGTGATCGGCTCGGCCTTCACCTTGTCGAACGCAGTCATCGCCAGCGTGGCCCGTGCGGCCTTGATGCCGGCTTCAATGCTCATGCTGGGCACTTGGACGATCTGACGCTTCTTGGGGAAGAACCGGCGCAGCATCTCTTCTGCGCTCTTGCCGGTCTTGTAGTCCTTGTGGAAGCCATCGTGGGGCAAGAACACCTTCCCGATGCGGTACTTGCGGTCCAGAATCTCCTGGGCGTAGGTATCCAGAATTCGGTGACTGTCCTTGATCGCATCGATGATGCAGATGCTGGATAGGTGGCGCTGCACGAAGGCCACCACCATCGAGTCATTCCACCCCAGGTCGAACACCACATGCGTTTTGAGCTTGGGATCATGGGGCAGAAAGCACACCCGGCCATCGCGGTTCGCGGCGTCCATCTCGCGTGCGTAAATGGCACCCACCACAGCAGCGCGGCACTTGCCTTCCCAGATCGTGTCGTAGTCGTCGGGCGCGGTCAGCTTGCAGTACGCCCGCTCCTGCTCCAGCACCTCGTTGAACCAGGGGTTTTGATCGAAGTTCACCTCTACAGAGGCGCAGTTTGGCGGCTTGTTGACAATGAAACGCAGGTAGGTCTCGTCGGTGTCCATCTCGGGGTTCAGCGTCACCCAGATTTCCGAGCCGGTGCGCCGAATCGTGGGCAGCAGCACATCCCAACTTCGTTTGCTGACGGACTGAGCTTCTTCGATCCAGCACCGCGTCACACCCTCAAACGACTTGATGGAGGCGACGGTGTGCTGCGAAAGCCCGGCAAAAGAAAACGTGGTCCCATTCTTCCCGCGAATCTCTGTCTCCAAAACCTCATAGAAATTCTCAAGCCCCATCGCCACGATCTGCGCCGACAAGAGGTTGTGCACAGATTCTTTGATGGACTTCTGCACCTCACGGGCACAAAGAATGCGGTGTGGTGATTGCGCACCCTCGATCAGCAAGCCCATCGCAAAAGCCCACGATTTGCCGCTTCCGCGCCCGCCGTAGGCCACCTTGTAGCGGCTGGGCTGAAACAGAAAGCCTGCCCACTCTGGCATTTGGATGCTGCTCATTTGCCCCCCTTCGCTCGACGGCTGCGCTGCTGGCAAAGCGTTGAGCAACTGGTGGCTGTGGCGCTGGCCGCTGAGAATTCCAAAGAACAGCAACCACACACGACCTTGTATTTCTTTTCTCGCACCAGACCTCGATTCGACTCCCCAAGCTGCTTGACGTGAGCCGCGCCAGCGTCCGACCGAATCCACTTGGAAAGCTGCGGTCGCGGGCCAGGAACCTTCTTTCCGGGCAATCTACCCCGCGCAAGCGCTGCGACCTGTGCCTCGCTGGCAACGCGCCCAGCCGCCCCTTCGCCGCCGCTTGTGAGGTTGACCAGATTGGCACCTCTGGCCTGGGCAATGGCAATATGCACACGCTCCAGCATCAATGCTTCGGCCTCATGGGCGCAGGGGATGATCTCGATGCCAAGTTTCTCCCGGCCATGCTTCGCAACCACGTTGGCGTGCCACTGGCTCCGGCGAGATGGAGCAAGGCAGGTCGCCCGGCTTCTCGCGCCCTTGCCCACGTAAAACACAGAGCCATCGGGTCGCTTGTGCAGGTAAACGCAAAAGCGAAAACCTGCCGCCAGCTTGTTGTGATCGACTTCGCAGACGCTCATTCCGGCTTCACGAACGAAACGGTGAGGCTCAGTGCGATGGGCCCACCGTCTGCGCCGGTGTGGACGTTCTCCACCTTGTCGCCGTACTTCTTGGGCAGCATCTTCGCAGCCACCCACTTGCGCGCATCGATGCGCAGCCGGTTGCGGGCCACGGCCACAGCGTCCAGCTTGAAGTCGACCACGCCATCGGGCGTGACCACCTGGCACACCTCCACCTCATCGGAGATCGCCACGATCTCGCTGGCGTGGAAATCTGCCTGGGCCTCGCGTGCCTGCGCGTAGTCGTTGCGAAGCTGCTCGGACGAATCCAGCCACCGAAAGAAAGTTGATGTCACGATGCCCTGCGTCTTGCACGCATTCACAAGGGCGATTCCCTGCGCGACATCCTGAAGAATTGCAGCCTCCACCTCTGGCGTGCGCTTAGACGGCACAGCCACCTTGGGCGCAACCACATTGACCACAGCCTTCTTCACCATCTCAGTACCCCTGGCCTGCGAGGCGGCTCTTCAGCTCGTACCCCATAAGCGGCCAAATTTTCTGTACCGCATTGGCGCGGGCGATCTTGCGGCCAATCTCGGCGTCAAAGTTCTCTGGGCTGGCGCAAGCGGACTCACCTGTGACGGTGAAGCCGTTTTGTAAGACGAGGACGCAAAAGGTGAGCAGACTTAAAGGGACTGCTTCTTTGCCAAAGCCATCGGCGTCATGCCACCTCTGAACAATGCCCTCGCTTGGAGAAAGTATTGCCTGTCCAGCAGTGAAGTAATGCTCGCTGGCAATGTTCGCCTCCACGTCTGCGGGCGTCACACTCAAGGCGGTCTTGGGCTGGGTCAGCGCATCCATTGCGCGGCGTGCCATCATCTCCAAGGAGTTATTCATCTCAGTACCCCTGGTCGCCGTTCGCACCCTTGAAGCCCGCGAGAAAGTCCTCCTCCCCTTCCATCATCATTTTCTCTTTGCTCTTCTTGCCTGTCAGCTTGCTGCGCAGATACTCCATCGCCTCGTCCAACGTGTCGTAAATCTCGGGCTGGCTCATCTCGGGCGGCATCCCAGGCGGCATGTCGTCCTGCATGTCGGGCTTCGTGTGCTCGCACTCGACTGCGAATGTGCCGTCTTCGAGCGGGGTAATGGTGGCTTTGGTCACTTGCATATCAGCTCCTTGATTCAAGGGTGCAGGGCCTGCACCCCTGGTTTGTTGTGTCACCCATCGGACTTACAGGGCTTGATCTGGCCCTGCTGGGTGACTGCCGTTCTCACCTCCCCCGGTCAAGCGTTTGGTGCATTCGCCATGAAATCCGGGCCATTTATCCCTGGCCCGCCGCTCCGGGTTCGCGGTGCATAGGGGGCTTGAAGAGTTTACGTTTGATTGACTTGTTTATCAAGCCGGTTGACTGCTGGGCAAATGCTTTTTCTTGCCCACCGGTAGCCGTTTGTTGTGCTCTGGGCTCACACACCTCGGGTCGCCGCATGTGGGCTTGTGCCGTGCCCCATCGGGCAGCGGGCCTTGCTCCAGCGCCAGCGCTCGGCGAACAGACGCCATCGCTTGAGCGTGAAAGCTGAAAACAACCGGCGAGCCGTACTTGAATTGGCCCGACCAAACCCAGCACTCGCCCTTGGGGTATGACAGCCCCTGCACGCGAATAAGCAAGGGTGTGATCGGGCGGCTCATTGCACATCTCGCAGCTTCTGGTCGTAGTGCAGGGCTTTGCCGATGTCGTTTGCGCTCATCGGTCCAGCAAGCCCATCATCGCCGCTGCCGTCTGGTGCGCAGCAGAGATCAGAGCAATGTACTGCTCCGAATCCTCGGTCTCGATAGCTTGATCCAAGAGCGTAATCACAGGCGACAGCACCAGGATGGCAAGCGCCTTGTCGGCTGTCGAGGAAACTTCAATTTTCTGGCAGCAGTTCAAGAAATACTCCGGTGAGAAAGCCCTATCGGGCGGATTCCAGCAAACGCTGGATGGTGATATTCAGTGCGTCCAATTCGTCGAGCTTCTTGATCGCCCACATGCGCTTTTGCCCGTGCCACCCGAGGATCGGACCCCGGTGACACTCTACGCAGAGGGCAACACAGGTGAAGTGCGAGCCTTGGTCAATGTGGTGCGCCTCGCTTCCGCTCTCGGCATCACAGACGCTGCACGGGAGCGTTTTGATGCGGGCAAGATGTAAGCGCTCGCGTGCGTTGAGTTTGCTGTTCATCGCATGGTCCGATCTTGGTTTCGATTGCTAGCTTCCTGTGTGCGGAAAATCTCGATGCGGGCCTGGGCTGCACGCATCTGCCACAGCAGCGTCTCCTCGATCACGATGGACTCCTTGATGCCCAGCAGCAGGCCCTGGTAGTCCGGGTGGGCGTAGGCGTACTGCTCTCGCGCCACCGCTGCCGACTCCGAGGACTCCCCCATCAGCACCGCCTTCTTGGAGCGCAGGAAGTTCTCCAGATACACCCGATCAGCCTTGGCCGCTGCGAACTTCCCGGCGTTCGCCAAGATGAAGTCCACCGCCTTGTGCGGGTCGATCTGGTCGGGGTTTGTCATAGACAAAT